GCGACGCCTCCCCATGACCCGCCTGACCCCCTCCGCCCCCCGCGACCCCGACGGCAACGGCCGGCGCGACCCGGCCGGCTGGCTGTCCGTCGTGGCGGCCTACGTCAGCTTCGTCGTGATCCTGCTGGTCGTCTTCACTTGGCACCGCGCCGCCGTGCTGGACAACCACGCCCGGATGCTCCAGGCCGTCGCCCGCATCGAACGCCTCGCCGCCGACAACGCCCGGCTGATCCGCGAATTGGCCGAGGTGGACGCCGGGCCCCGACCCCAGCCCAAAGCCTCCCCCTCGCCCGACACCTCCCCCGATAGCTCGCCCCCGGCCCCCCGGGGGGGCACGCCGGGCGGGGGCGACTGAGCGGGTCCTTCCCGGGCGAGGGCCAAGCAACGATTCCCAAGAGCGAGCCTCACACCGTTAAAAACGGTGCGAAAACGGTGATGTGGGACAGTTCCCCAATCCAAGCACGCAGTTCCAGCCGGGCAATCCCGGCGGCCCCGGCCGCCCCCGCAAGCGGCCCCTCTCCGACCTGCTCGCCGAGAAATTGGAGCAGGACAGCGGGGACGGCTCGACCTGGGACGAGCGGCTGACGATGGCGTTGCTCAGGACCGCCATCAGTGGCGACGTGGCGGCGATCAAGGAGGTGTTCAACCGCGTGGAGGGCAAGGTGCCCGACCGGGTGGAACACGGCGAAGACTTGAGCCCGACGCAGAAGATCCGTGACCGACTCGGCAGCCGGACTGAGAGATGACCTGGCGGCGCTGGCGACCGACTGGGGGGTCCATGTGGCCGCCCGGCCCGTCTGCCCCGGCCACGCCGCGCCGCTCGACTTCCTGGCGTCGTGGTGCCTGGACCGCCCGAGCATGAGCGTGGTGTGCGGGCCGCGGGGCGGGGGAAAGTCTTTCCTCCGGGCCCTGGCGACCCACCTCGATTCGATCCGCGACGACTTCCACCACACGCGGATCCTCGGGGGCTCGCTCTCGCAGTCCGAGCAGATTTACAACGCGCTGAAGGACTTCGACCGGGCCGACCCGCACGGGGGGTTCTTCGAGGGCGTGACCAAGACCAAGGCGACGTATTCCACCGGGAGCACGGTGGCAATCCTGAGCGCCAGCCCGACATCCGTCCGCGGGCCACACATCCCCACCCTCTGCCTGGACGAGGTCGACGAGATCGAGACGGATACCCGCGACTCCGCCCTCGGCATGTGCATGGAACGCGACGGCATCCCCGCGAGCGTGGCCATGACCTCCACATGGCACCGGGTCGGCGGGCCGATGGCCGACCTGATGGAGCGTGGCCAGGCCGGAGAGTTCCCCACCTGGACGTTCTGCATCTTCGAGGCGTTGCAGGGCTGCGATGCCGGGCGGAGCGGGCCGCGGGTCGACGGGCCGGACCTGTACGCCGGCTGCCCCGAATGCCCCATCCGGCCGTTCTGCCATTCCGACGTCCGGCCGCATCCCGACACCGGCATCCCCGAGCCCAAGGCCAAGCGGTCCGCCGGCCACTACGCCATCGACAGCCTGATCCAGAAGGTCCGCGCCGTCTCCCGCCGCGTCTTCGAGGCGGACTACCTGTGCAGCGGGCCGAAGGCCGATGGGCTGTGGTTCCCGGCGTTCGACGCCAAGGTCATGGTCGACGCCGAGGCCGCCGAGTACGACCCCCGCCGCCCGGCCTACCTCGGCGTCGACTCCGGCGTGGTCACGGGGGCGTGCTGGTTCCAGGTCGATGAGAGCGGCCCCGCCCCGATCGTGACCGTCTTCGCCGACTATCTCAGGGAGGGGATGACGGCGGAATCCAACGCCCGCGCCATGCTGGAGGTCTCCGTCTCCCGCTGCAACGGCCGGGTCGACCTCGGCTGGACCGACCCGGCCGGCGGGGCACGCAACCCCGTCGGCCCGACCGTCCTCCAGGAATATGCCAGGGTGGGCCTGCATCTGCGGCCGTGGCCGGTCGTGAGCGTGGGCGAGTCGCTCAACGTCCTGGAAGGGATGGTCAACCCCGCCTCCGGCCCGCCCCGGCTCTACCTCCATCCCCGGTGCGTCCACACGATCCGGGCCTTCCAGAACTACCGCCGGGCGAAGCGCAAGGGCCAGTGGATGGACTTCCCCGAGGATCCTTGTCACCCTCACGAAGACTTGATCGATGCGCTGAGGGGTGCCATTTACGCCAGACTCCCCGCAAGAGTCAACGTGAGGATCTATTCGTGAGCGACGACCGCCGCACGCCGCTGGAACGCCTGATCGACCGGCTGGTCGAGCTGTCGGACGCGGCCGAGGACCCGGATGTCAAGCTGGCCCTCTACGGGGCCGCCGCCACCATCGACAGCTATCGCCTCCTGCACGGCGATCTCACCGTCGAGCCGGGCGAGGGGATGGGCCTCGGCATCCTGGCGGGCAATCGCAACTCCCTCCCGCCTCGCCCCGCCGGGCCGGTGCCGAACCGGCGGCAGCGGCGGGCGATCACGGTGAGGCGTGGGCGATAAGTCTCGCCCCGCTTGACGCCCCACGCACTCGCCCCCGAAGGCCCCCTGCACCTTGTCCCTCCCGAAGCTCTCCCCCCGCCGCGCCGACCGCATCGCCGCCGACCTGGCCCTCAAGGCGTCGGCGGCGGCGAGCCGCACCGGCCGCCCCCCGTCGTATGGGGGCGGGTGGGGTGGCACGTACCTGCCGGGGTCGGGATTCGGCCCAGAAGGCTCCACGCGGGATTACGCGAGGGAAGCAGGGCGGGTTGATTTAAATCCCCTCGTCCGGCTGATCATCGGCTGGTATGCGAACGCGGTCCAGAAGGTCAGCTTTCGCGTCGGGAGGCAGATCAAGAAGGGGGCCAGGAAGGGCGAATACGAGGCCAATCTCACGCACGGGCTGAACCGCATCCTGCGTCGCCCTTGCCCCGTCTTCGGCTTCCGGGACACGTTCGCCCAATTCATCGCCGGCATCCTGATCGACGGCAATGCCTATGCCGTGATCGTCGAGGACAACGGGGGCCAGCCGGCCGAATTGTGGTGGGTGCCGAACTGGCAGGTCGAGGTCGTGGCCGGGGACGACCCCCGCCGCCCGATCGCCGAGTACCGCATCCACACCATCCACGGCCAGCCGATCCCGTACCGCCCGGAGAATATCCTCCACATCCGCGATCTTCCCGACCCCCGCAACCCGCTGATCGGGCTCGGTCGCCTCAAGTGTTTCTTGCCCTACCTCCTCGCGGTCCAGAACGCGGGCGAGTACACCAACGAGGCATTCCGGAAGGGGAATACAGGGATCGTGCTCATGCCGCCCGAAGGGGCGGGCCCCGCGGGATACAGCCACGCCGAAGAGTCGGAGATGCTGGGTCACAAGCGTCGCCTGGACCGCGGCCTCGCGGCCGGCGGCTCGACGCCGATCATGTACCTCACCTCCTATCTGGTGCATGAGAAGATCGGCCTGTCGCCCCAGGAGATGAGCGCCGAGACGATCGTGGATCGGCCCGAAAGCTACATCCTCGCCGCGGCGGGGCTGCCGGCGCTCATCTTCGGCCTGCCCTCCGCCGTCAGCGGCTCGACCTTCAACAACGTCGCCGAGGCGAACCGGGCCGCCTGGGAGGACTCGGCCGCCTCCCTCTTCGAGATGATGGCCGAAGGCGTCCAGAATCAGGTGCTCTATCGGGTCGACCCCGACACCGGGGAGGAAGAGGGCCGGTATGGGGATGGCGCCGGGCTCGAAGTCTGGGCCGACACGAGCGAAGTCCCCGCCCTCCAGGAAAACGCCACGGAAAAGGCCGAGCACTGGATCGCGTTGGTCGATGCGGGGCTGGTGACGCGCGAATACGCCGCGAGCCAGCTCGACATCCCCGAGGAGGCCATCCCCGAGGAGGAGGCGTTCGTCCCCGGCGGGATGGACGAGGAAGAGGGAGGGGGAGAGGGAGCCCTCGCCTCCGAAGGGGAAGATGGCGATGACCCGTCCGACGACGACGAGGATGACGAGGACACCCCGGCCACCAAGGCGGCCCGCGGCGGCGGGGCTCGTCGCAGGCGTGGCAAGGGCGGCAAGCCCGCCGATCGCGTCCCCCCGAATGTCTCCCGCGCCGCCCGCCGCGTCGCCCAGGGCAAGGGCACGTCGGAAGACCAGAAATTGTTGAAGGCGTGGGGCAAGAGGAAGGAAGCCGGCAAGGAGCCCCTGGAAGCCTATCTCGATCGCCACGAGTCCCGCGAGCTTGCCTCCCATCGGGCGAAGCTGCGGTCGCTCGACACGGACTGGCGGGCGAAATTGGATCGATACGACGCCGGGGTCGCCAGGAAGCGATCGGCCCTCGAATCCCGCGTGGCGGGCAAGCCGGACGCCGACCGGAAGCTCGCCGAGTTCGACCGCAAGGCGGCGGAAGCCCGCCCCGACCGCGACGACCAGGCGGAGTTCGCGATCGGCCGGACCGCCGACGCCTTCGACACCGCCAGCTACAACTACCGGCTGGCCCGGGAGGCGCGGGCGGAGGTGACGCGGCGTCGCCCGGCCGACGAGGCGAAGGTCCTCGAAGACTCGCGCCGCTACGGGGCGGAGTTCGTCGCCCGCAACCTCCCCCCCTCGATCCGCTCCGACCCGGACCCGCTCCGCTTCGTGCCGGTCGAGTCCGTGGCGATGGACCTCTACCGCGAGCGGGGCGGGGGGTTCGGCACCGGCCGGGACGCCTTCACCCCCGACGACCCCGCCCGCTACGCCGCCACCGTGGACGAGGTCCGCCGGATGTGGCTCGACGCCCTGGCGGGGCGATCGGGCCGCGACGCCCGGCGGGGAGGCTAGAGCCATCATGCCCTGGACCATAAAAAAACAATCCGGCAAGTACTGCGTGGTCAAGGACGACGGCTCCGATTCCGTGGTCGCCTGCCACGAGACCGAGGCCGAGGCCCTGGCGCAGCAGCGGGCGCTCTTCGCCTCCGAGAAGCGGGCGTCGAGCCTCAAGGCCCTGGACGTCCCCGGGGACGAGGACAGCGAGGACGGGCTGCTCGTCTTCGGGTGGGAGGCGGCCAAGGCCCTGGGGCGCGACGGCGAGTTCGTCGGCTATCTGTGGCGGTGGGGGTCGCCGGACCTCCCCGACGCCACGAAGTTCAAGGACTACTTCACGCCGCAGACGTATTTCGGCCGCTACGTGAAGGGCGAGGTCGAGGGGTATTTGCACCACGCCCTGCCTGTCATCAAGGGCAAGCCCAATCCGGCGGGCGACACCTCGATCGGGCTCGGGACCGTCACCCCCGACGCCGAGGGCGGCTGGCTCAAGGCCCGGCTGGACTTCGCCGTCCCCGGGGCCGGCGACACCTGGGACGCGATGAAGGCCGACGACGACGCCTACGGCCTGTCCAGCGGCGCCATCTCCCACCTGGTCCGCCGCGAGCGGCAGCCCAACGGGGCCCACTGGATCAAAAAATGGCCCCTGGTGGAATGGTCCATCACGCCGGATCCGGCGGAGCGGCGCACCGCCGCCGTGGCGGTCAAGAGCCTCGAAGTGCCCTATTCCCATCCCGGGCACCACGCCATTTTGCACGAATCCACCGGCGAGGTGCCCGGGGCGGATGCCGTCCTGACCCTCGTCGAGTCCTCCCGGCGGTTGGGTGCCGACACGCGGGAGTTTGTGGCCCGAGTCGCCAAGGCGCTGGACCAGCGCCGGGCCGAGGGCCGTGACCTTTCGAGCGAGAAGTACGAGGCGATCAAGGCGGAGTGCGACGCGCATCGAGGGGTGGTTGCCGCCCTGGAATCGCTCGTCAAGGCCGTCGAGCCCCGGCCGCCCCTGCCCACGCCGGAACTGCTGGCGCGGGTCGCGACGCTGACGGGCAAGACGTTCCGCGTGCCCCGTTGAGCACGAAGGATCGCCGGGAGACCCCAATGGCTATCACCATCGATTATGACTCCCTGCACGGGATGTCCAAGGCCGCTCTCTATCAACTCCAGGCGTCCCTCAACGCCGAGGTCAATGACGAGACCCTGTCGGCGACCAAGGGGGAACTGACGCCCGACCAGCTCGCCGAGCTGGAGCGCAAGGTCGAATACGGCGAGGCGATCAAGGCGCGGATCGACGAGTACCCGGAGATCCCCAACCTCACCAACCGCGTCACGACCCTGAAGACGGCCGCCCGCGAGGCCCGGAAGCCCGCGACCCCCCCGCCGCCCTCGGCCGGCTATTCCGCCGGAGGCGACGGTGCTGCCCTCAAGGGGCATCTGGGATCCGGCAACGGCTCGCCGTTCGGCATCCATGGCTCTTCCGTCAAGAGCCTGGGCGACGCCTGGGCCGAGGCGATGGGGGCGGCCAAGTCGACCGGCCACCGCCTCCCGGGCCCGGACAACCAGGGCAACTGGGGCGTCGAGCTGAAGGGCTTCGACCGCCTGCTCGGCCACGTCCGCGACGACGGCATCGCCGACCCGGTCGCGATCAAGGCCACGCTGGATCTCACGACCGCCCCGCTCGCCCGCCAGGACGACATCCCGGGCGTCGTCGACATCCTCCGCCAGCGGCTCACCGTCGCCGACCTGCTGGGCCGCTACAACACCAACCGGCCGACGATCCGCTACATCCGGCAGACGAGCCACACCAACGCGGCGACGTCGGTGGCGATGGGCGGCACCAAGCCCGAGGCGGGCTGGGCGCTGTCGCAGGTCACGGTGGACGTCACCAAGATCGCGGTGACCGCCAAGGTCGCCGACGAGATGTTCGAGGACTACGACGAGCTGCGTGGCTTCGTGGACGGCACGCTGCGGTTCGACGTGCTTGAACGCGAGGAGGCGCTGATCATCAACGGGGACGGCAACGCCCCCAACATGCGGGGCATCCTTCAGACCGTCGGCATCCAGACCGAGACGTCCGCCAGTGTCGCCGACAACATGGATGCCGTCATGCGGGCGATCACCAAGATCCAGGCGGTCGGCCGGATGGAGCCGGACGGGATCGTGATCCACCCGACCGACTACCGCAACTTCCGCCTCACCCGGGACGGCAACGAGCAGTATTACGGCGGCGGCCCGTTCACGGGGGCGTATGGCAACACCCCCCTGCCGAGCAACCCGGGCCTGTGGGCCCAGCGGACCGTGGTCACCACCGCGATCTCGGCCGGCACCGTCCTCGTCGGCAACTTCCAGCGCGGCGGTGCTTTTGCCCGCCGCAGCGGCGTGATGGTCCAGGCGACCAACACCAACGAGGATGATTTCGTCAACAACTTGATGACAATCCGGGCAGAGGAGCGCGGAGTCGTGCTCGTCTACCGCCCATTGGCCTTCGCGGCGGTCACCCTCGCCTCCTGATCAAGGTCGGATCGCCATCCCGGGGCGGGGTGGCACTCGCTCCACCCCGCTCCCGCCCCCTATCCATCTCCTCCCCTCGCCCTCAGAGGATTGACCCCCATGGCCGAATCGAACGACCCCAAGGCGGGGGCGAAGGCCGGCGACGGCAACACGCCCCCGCAGCAGCAGCAGGCCCCGCAGCAGCAGGCCCAACCGCAGGCCCAGCAGGCGAAGGCGGCCGACGCCCCCGCGTCCGCCCGGCCCGCCGCCGCGAACGCGCGGACGTCCGGGAAGTCGCGGGATCTCGCCCGTCCCGACCGCCCCCTGGGCCCGATCAGCGCGACGCGGGCCGAGGCGATCCGCCTGGGCCGCGAGGCGGGGGAGCGGTCACGCGCCCCCAGGCTGCCCACCGCCCAGGAACTCGACCGCATCCGGGACGAGTATTTCGGCGGCGACCCCGGCACCGTCCGGGTCGATGCGCCGCCGGAGGGCTCCGGCCCCGATGCCCCGCCGACCCGGCTCATCTTCTTCGACGCCGACGGCCGCAGGGCCGGCGAGCGGGACTACACCGGCCCGGATGACCAGGAGTGATCGAGCCCCATGCCGATCTACAACAGCCCCGGCGGGGCCGCCTCCCGCCGCTACGGCCCCTTCACCAACGCGGGGGCGCCTTCCGCCGGGACCGATGAGGTCCAGACCTTGACGTTCGGCGGGACGTGGGTCGACGGCGACACGTTCAAATTGCGATTCCGCGGCGTCACCACCGGCGACATCGCGTGGAGTGCAACCAACGCGACGCTCGTGGCCAACATCGACGCGGCGTTGGGTGCCCTCGGCTCCGTCGGGGGTGCATCGAACGTGACCACCGCGGTCGGCACGATGACATCCGGGATCGGCACGATCACCGTCACGTTCGCCGGCGCCCTCGGCAAGCAGGCGGTCGAGACGTTGAGCGTGCCCTCCACGGACACCGAGGCCGGCACGCTCGCCGTGGCCGAGACCACCCCGGGCGTCACCGCCACGGCGAGGGGCGCCCCCAAGGGGGCCCTGTTGATCAACACGTCGGCCGGGACGCTTTTCACGAACACGGGGACCGCCGACGCCCCGACCTGGACGGCCCAGGCGTAATCCGCCGGGATCGCCCCGGGGCCACGGACGGCCCCCTTGCCCCCCCCCTCCCTCGATCGCACCCTCCCCGAATCGCACCCTCCCCTCATGCCCAGCGGCACCCTCTGCTACTCGATCCCCGGCGGCACGATCGTCCTCGGGTCGATCCCCATTGATGGGGGCGATCCCGCGACGCCCGAGGCCATCGCCTTCGACGTGACCGACCCGGCGCTGGCCGGCTCGCCGTCCGGCGTGGCGGCGACGTTCAACGGGAGCGACCAGTATCTGTCGCATGGGTCCGGGCCGATCGCGACCTCATATCCCTTCACGGTCGCCGTCTGGTTCCGGCACGACGCCGGGGATGGCCAGGTGCTCTGGGCCCAGACCTCGCCCACCGGCGGCCTGAACGGGAACTACGTCTATCTGACCGGGGGCATGGTCGCCGCCTACAGCGACACGCGGGCCGGGGGGTATGCCGCCGCGACCGGCGCCGCGGCGCCCTACACCGTGGGCGGGTGGCACCTGGTCGTCGCCAGGTGGCAGTCCGAGAGTTCGCGCGGCATCTCCCTCGACGGGGCCCCCTTCGTCGAGGACACCACCCCCATCGTCGGCCAGGAGACGCCGACCGTCACGCTCCTGGGCGTCACGGGCACGCCGCCGGGCGGGCTCGGCAATTTCCTCGACGGCAGCATCCAGCACCACGGCGTCTGGAGTCGGGCCCTGGACGACGACGACGCCGAATACCTCTACAACTCCGGGCTCGGCCGGGCCGACGACGAACTGGACGCCGAGCGGCTGGCCGGCCTGATCTCCTGGCACCGGCTCGACGAGGCGGCCGGGGCGACCCGAATCGACTCGATCGGCAGCTTCGACCTGGCCGACGTCGGCTCCGTCGGCTCCGGCGGCGGGGCCGTCGGCGACGTCACGCCGACGGCCGCCCCCGCCTGGCAGGGCGACCCGTTCGTCTCGATCGGGGATTGGGCCTCCCTCGGCCGGGGGACGTCCTATGCCGTCCAGCCGGACCGGGCCCTCCCCTCGGCCGCCGCCCCCGGGGTGACGGCCGACGCGGGCGACGGGATGGGGAGTGG